AAAAAGTTGCTCGGTTTTTTTGTTTAGAAGCGATGGGATGGTTAAATTTGACTTTCCATGACAATTTACCTACAAGTTAAAAAACACTGAAAATTAACAATATTTTCCGAAAATAATTTAGCAACTTTTTGTTACCATTTATATATATATGAGTAAATCCCATCCAAAAATACAAAGGGAATTTAATTGTACATATTGTAATTACCATACATGTAAGACAAGTAGCTGGAAAAAGCATATTGTTACAAAAAAGCATCTAATGTTTGTAAATACTAATGTTGCGGATAAATCACCTTTTCTATGTAAAGGTTGTGGAAAATCATATAGTCATGCTAGTGGACTATCCAGGCATAAAAAACGTTGCAAGGGGAAACTTAGTATTAGACAACGGAAACAAGCTATTATACAAGCAAATACTAAATTATATGATAAAATGGAGACCCTTCTTGAAGAGACTAAAATTTTGAAAAGTGAACTTAAAAATATCCAAACGTCTACCACGACAATTAATAATAGTCACTTGAACATAAATGTATTTTTAAATCAGAATTGCAAAGATGCAATGAATCTTACCGATTTTATCGATAATTTAAAGTATACATTAGAAGATCTAGATTATTCGGGTAAAAATGGATATGTAAAAGGTGTTAGTAACATATTAATTAAAAATTTAACTGATATTGATCCACGTGAACGACCATTGCATTGTTCAGATGCAAAACGGTTAAAATTTTATATAAAAGACAATGATACTTGGGAAAAAGATGAAGGTAATATCAAAATGAGCAAATCTATTGATGATATAAGCGAAAAACAACGTTTAAAATTAAAAGAATGGCAGGAGCAAAATCCTGACTATGAGGGAGATGGGAATAAATCAGAAGAGTTCTTTAATATTGTACGTAGTATAATGGGCGGCGGAGACGATATTGAATTGACCAAAAATAAAAATAAAATTATCAAATCTTTATCCAATGACGTTAGTATAAAATCAGTTATTGATGAGTAAGAATAGTATTAAAACGGTTCACAAGAAGCAAAACCATGTGGCGATAAAGAGCCATTAATATCTCTCCTAACACAGGTCGTATTTCCGGTACAACAGACCGCATGCATATTGCCTTCGCCATCGCGCCCATCTTGGCACCAACCATTTGCTGCAAAACAGCACGTCCCTGAGCGAGCGGGCATTACTGGCGTACAAATATTTCCGCCATCATCACAACACCTTGTATCGCCATAACAGCCGCAGGTTGCGGGACAACCGGAATATGCTGTATAATTAATAACGTCTTTTCCAACTGGACAAACATCGTTTTTATGAAGAGTATCACACCAAGGTTTATTTGTTATATTGCAGCTATATGTGTTCCCTATTATAAATAGGAAACATATAATTACGAGTTGGCGTTCCGTTTGATTCATATTTGGCGGGTTAATAGTAATAAAAGTACATGAAACACTTCAATTTTACCAGTAAACAAAACGCCTAATGGTGATAGTGGCGTCTTTGAGTCTCGATAGTTCAAGTAGAGGGATATTTTTAAGACTTTCCCAATACTTATAAACAATTTTTGAAATCCAAATATCTATCATTGTAGTGATTATAACGAGTATCCATGCCAATGCCGTAGGAGTCGGCTTCATACCATTATAACTTTCAACAGCATTTGCTATATGTAACCCTAATTTAATCAACCAATCAGCTGTAACATAAATAAAATATGTCAAAACGAGACATTTTTTATATTTATCTGCGCCATGGTATCCAAATAACGCTATAAATGTTGGAATAATAAAATATGGTGAATAAAATGAATACACGAGATCAAAGAAAAAATCAATAGCACAGAGGATCATCACCGTTCTTCGTAGATTGTAGCATTCTATCATTTTATTACTCACGTCCACCGTGTCGGGCATTTCAACGTGATAACCCGTTTCAACAGGTATAGCTTGTACGATATCTTGTCGGTCAGTCATTTAAAAATGTTAAGACTTTCTGTTTAAATTAATTTATAATATTTATTAGCCTAACTAGTTAGCGTCAGCATTATATAATTTTTTACATTTTTTTATGATTTTGGAGTACCTTTTTACACCTTTCATTTTTCTTCGCATAGGAATATTAACTTCTGTCGCCATATTACTTTGCGCGGGTATCATCAACGATGTGTATATTGTAATATCATCAGAATAACAGGGCTCGGTTGCCATAATGATCCAAAGGGTATCCAGACAGTCTCTATCTTCGCATTTGTCCAGCGCATCCAAAACGAATTTCTGACGATATTTACTTTCACAAATATTATTCCATTCGTCTCCTACACAGTCTTTGCAACAGATGTCGCCTGTACGCCAATGATCGGTATTTGCTTGTACTATGTCGCCTTCCCCCAGCAAAGTTTTCACATTTCCAATATTATTATCATGTGGCGAACGATTACGCGTAATTATCATCCCTTGATTTTTACGCGTTCCGCAAATTGTTATGTAGGTTGGCGAAATTAATTCAGCGTTCGTAAATTTCTTGACAGCTTTATAATAGTTAGCATCGCTATCCAAAACATCTCTCACAAGGAATCCGATTGCCCAATGACCCATCGCGAATCTATATAAATTATACATAAATCCTTTAATTGGCGAGTTTATACCATAATGAGTTTGACGATAATTAATAGATACTGAAAAGGCGCGCGCTTTCATTCCGGTTAGCACGCCAATATATCCAACCCATGTTGTCCCTGTAAATACCGTTTTATCGCGGCGTTTAAAGTTAATTTGAATAGTTAATTCTTTTAAAATAGGCAGATCCCAATCCATAGTTCGTATATGAATCGGATGATTTTTACCATTTACAATAACTGATGTACAAGCCGCAAATGCCTCATATATCAATTGAACAAGTAGTACTTTCCCGACAGATAACCCACTACTTTTACAAATGCCTCTAATCTCGTCGTCCCAACCGGGCATTTTCAAAGCATTCCAAGAGGTAGCCATGTTGAGTATATTTTCTGCCAGATTTGCGTTTTTTGATCCAAGCATCTCCTCCGCCAACCCGGCGGCTTTGGGAATTTGAGTTTTATAATGTGGGATGATATGATCCCATCTGGTTTCAGGCGGAGCATCAAGGTCGATGTCAAAAGTGGGGCAATTCTTATGCATTTGTAGGTTGTGGTTATTGATTATTGTTACATTTTATTTATGATAATAACTTCAATTTTATTACCTTATTCTTCTAGTACGCCTTTTTCTTCTCTTTTTCCTTCTCTTTCTTGTTCCCCCTCCCTCTACTTTGCGTTCACAATTAGGAAGTTCTAGACATTCGGTGGGCGGTTTCGGACTATCTTTGTTCTGCGACGCTTTGGGGATTAAATTTCCGGCACATCCGGATATATTACCGTCTCCGGCTGCATCACTGTCGGCTATACATTTTAAATAATTATATATAGTCTGGTTGCCATAGTACTCTACCAATTGTTCAATTCTTGATGCAAATTCGGGAATTGGGATGGGTACCCCACTTTGTCTAATTTTTGGCAAGTTTTCTAATAACATTCTAAATGCAAATACTGCCAATTGGTTCTCAAACACACTATCCATTTCTTTTATTTGAATATCTCTCTCCTCGCCAGATATATTTTTAACTAGATTTTTTTTGAGATTTAAAACAGCGGTACGCGTTTGCCTTGTTATTGAAGGATCGTCAACAGAAGATGCTATTGCTGAAAATAAAAACTCACTTAAATCATCTTCGTAGTTTTGCATATTACCATCTTTTCCAAAAACGATGGAATCTTGGGATGGTAATTGCCAACAATTGTCACCAGCATCAAGACCACCCTTTCCTTCTAGTGATAATCGCATAAAGTTTCCCTCACAAGCATCCGCGCAACTTCCATCTTTGCATGCATTGCTTATTTTTTTATCGTGACATGAAACACCTTTCAGACAATTTAAACTGCGCATTAGTAATGCGATAAGCGCCTTCTTAGTATTTGTTTGAATATTGGTTCTTCTAGTTATAAATTTTGCAATTCCAATTCTATAAGATCTGTTACTAATAGGCACATAGGCATATTCCTTATCTTTTCTGGCACCGGTATTATCAAATAGTAATAGAAAGTCTATACCTATTCCTGGAGGGCATTTGCTGCGCCCCGGGTCAGTCGCATCGGCAGACGGTATCAGTGGACCAGTACAAAACCATATTAAACTTGCTAGTATTAAATATGCAATTTGCATATTTTTAATATATCGTTCTCTAGAGAGAAGCGGCGATAATCCCACTGTTTCACCGCGCGCCGATTGATCAAGGCGAGCAGCTTCTGATTTTTTTGCCCAGCCGATATACCGTGAAATAATTCTATTTTCCAAGGAATTAAAATCAACAATAGGAAATCCCATGAGAAAAATATAATTATAGTTTTTACAACCACGCGTAGCTACTTTACTTAATTCAAATAGAAATTGGAGAGATTTTGTATCTTTAAGAGAGGTTTCATATGTTATATTGATTCCATTGATGATAGCCAAGGTGGTTCTTAAATAAGAGAATTCTGTATTATTAATTAATCCAGTTTCTGGATTACCAAAAGGGGCATCTTTGCCTTTTTCAATAAATTCCCCTTGTATCCAGCCTTGTATATACTGTTTTTGCCCCGGAATATCATATGGCGAATCAAGGAGGGGCATCGGATCGATGGTTGACAATTGTTGAATATTCTCTAATATATTATCTCTCAATTGTTGTTTCGCTGTCGGAGTTTGCGTACTATCCCCCTTTGCCCTATCATAATTTTCTTGTTGTGCAGTTAAGAGTTGTCGCCAATTATTGCCATATTTTCCATTTTCCGAACTATTAATACTGGCTTTAATATCATCAACGGTAATATTGTCTAAATTTTTAATGCTATTTGTAATATCATTTAATGTGTTAATAAAGGTTTCGTCGTGTTCAATAATCTCGTCATGACCTAGTTCAATCCATGGTTTTTGTGCTGCCGCTTTATTAATAATATTCGCCCTTTCTATTAAGGTGGCGCGCATTGTAGATTTGCCGGACCCGGGTGGTCCTGCTAAAACTATACAAAATCTAAATTTTGTTGCAACATTAGAGTATTGTGGTATTGTACTACTTGCAGCCTGTTTTGTCGCAGGGGAGGAATTAATTTGACTAATTGGTAACATTTCTTGCCATGCAGTACAATTTTCAGATTCTGCATCGGTTGTAACAAATTGCGGAAAAAATTTATTAGTATCAAGAGGTTCCTTGGTGGCTTGCATTTTCCTACATCTTGAAATAAGAGTTGCGTCAGCACAATTTACACCCCATTGATATGATTGTGGGCAAGGATCCCATATACTCAATGAACATTCACTTGTTACCGCATTACTAATTATACTGGATTGATTTGCCATTTTATATATATTATAAAATGGTATTTAAATATTAAGATTGATTGTATTTCTCTCCGATCTAGGCTTTCGCTTTGACTTTTGAGGAATACCGCTAGATACATCCATCTCCTTTAATTCCGAAACACTGATGGTTTCCGGATTTGGACCATTTCTAATATTTACCTTTTTAGTTTTAATACCGGATAAAATATCACTAATGTCGGATGGTCCGTTCATATCACGCCGCGAAGTCTTGGGTGGTATATTGCGCGCGGCATCTAGGTCAGGTCTATTTCTACTTCTTGGATCAGATCGGGGTGGTCCCGGCGGCGATCCCATAGGCGGCATCATTCCTCCTGGCATCATACCGGCTGGATTTCCCCCTGGCATCATATTTGGCGGCGGTCCGCCTGGCATCATTCCGGACATGAAATTACCGAATCCGGGATTGCTAGCATTCATACTTTGAGCTGCAGCATTGGTAAACTGTTGCATTAATTCAGGATTCTGTCTCAAAATATCATCCATGCCCGGCATTGACGATTTAAACATAGTATTTGTCATGTGGAGCATAGCAGCACTTCCTCCGAGCATAAATAACAGTTTAAGCTCTGGCGCCATTTTAGCCTTGCTGCCATATTTTTCATGTAATTCTCCGAAAACCTCATCGTATTCTTCGATATTTTCACCAATAGCTTCTCCCCATCCATCTAGTTTAATATCGAAAGGGTCAAATTTTCCGTTTAAAAATTCAATACCAGAAACAAATGCCATTAACATCTTGCCTTGAAACTTTACTGAATTGCGCTTTCCAATATCTGATTTAATCATTTCATATTCGCCTTGCATTTCTTCCAATTTATCATCCATATTATATTTCTTACTAATCGTAATTCCCTGTTTGTCTAAAGCTTCTAGTTTTCTGATATATGAAAACTTGAGGCGGAGCACCTCCTCCGTTGACAATTTTGGTTTCTCGGGAGGTTCGGCGACTGGATTAACCGGAATTTCATTAAATTTCTTAAATCCGTCCCAGGTTTCGTTGGATTTATCTGCACTTGCGGCGCCAAGTCTAATATTAGGACTTGTGTTACTACCACCACTACCACCACTAGGGGGACTTTGTTGTGGAGATTTTGTTGTTGAAATATTCAGTTTAATATTTCCCATAGGAGAGCCTCTTGTTTCAATATTTGCGGCTAATTTTGCTCGTTCGGCGCCCGTCATAGTTTTTTTGGTACTACCAGAGCCTGGTGCTAGACTCTGCAATTCAGCCAAATTAATATCAGATTTAGGAGAATTTGA